TTAAACAAGTAAAGAAAGGTAAAAAATGACTTACGAAGATGCTTTAACCAACTTTTTGTTTTTGTTAGAAAAACGTGAAAAAGAGCATTATGCTCGTATGTTTCCTAATTTAACTCCCGGTCGTTTTGAAGTTGACCGTGGACGTAAGTTTGATAAAATTGTTCATATTACAAATCAAACAAGTGTTTATGCTTTCATCAAGAAAGAAAATGGAGCGATATTGAAAGCTGCTTCTTGGCGGGCTCCTGAACCTAAACAGTATGAACGTGGTAATATCTTCAATGAGAATCCTCTTGAAGGTACAAATGAATATGGTGTAAATTATCGTATATAGTTTTCTTATCATAATGACTCTCCTCTAACCCAGTTACTTTCTAAGTGACTGGGTTTTTTATTTTCTTATTTTCCTATTCCTTTATATTTATATGTGATAGATAACATTTAATTTTATGGAGAAAAATAATGCCTGTATTCGAAGAAGCACAAATTTGGGATGATAATCCTCAACCTGTTTCTGGTAGCACTGCCTTTGGATTTTATGATAATGATTCACAATTTCAAAGCGATGCTTTAAACTTTGCCAGATGGGCTGCTCGTCGACTTGGTTATCCAGTTGTTGAAATAGAAATGGTCGATTATGAATTTTACGAATGTTTTGAAGAAGCAGTAAGTGAATTTGCTAACCAAGTAAATCAATTTAATATTCGTGAAAATAGACTTGCTGTTCATGGTATGTCTACGGATATAAATTTAACCCAAAAGGCTGTAGTAAATCCTGGTGTTGCTCAAGTCGTGCGACTTGCTAAAGCATATGGTGCTGAAGCTGGTGCTGGTGGTAACGTGACATGGCATAGTGGAAGTGTTCAAGTTACTTCTGGAAGACAAGATTATGATTTGAAAGATTGGGCTGCTACAAATGAACCTGGAAAAACAATTGAAGTTAAGAGAATATTTCATGAAGGTCGTCCAGCCATTTCAAGATATTACGACCCATTTGTAGAAACTGGTATTGCTCGTAATAATTTGATGGATGAATTCGGTTGGGGCGGATGGCAACCAGCAATTGAATATGTATTATTTCCAATTTATGAAGATTTACTTAGGGTACAATCTGTTGAATTGAATGACCAAATACGGCGTTCAGCATATTCATTTGAAATACAAAATAATGTAGTTAGGCTATTTCCTATTCCAACATCAAGTTATAAATTGTGGTTTCAATATATTATAGTTGAAGAAAGAGATGCTGTTGTCGTACAAGGAACGACTGGTTCGATGTCTGAAGAAAGTGCTCAAATGACATCAAGTAAAGTACAAGGTGATTATTCAAATATAAATTATCAAGAAATTCCGTATAATACGATTAATCAACCTGGAAAATTTTGGGTAAGAAAATATGCTCTTGCTTGTGCTAAAGAAACATTAGGAAATACACGTGCTAAATATCAACAAATTCCAATTCCTAATGCTGAAGTAACTCTTGATGGTGATACATTACGAAGTGAAGCTCAACAAGAAAAGGAATTATTATTGACACAACTTCGAGAAACATTAGAAGATGCAAGCATGGCAAGTCAATGGGAAAAGAAACAAGCACAAGAAGATGCTATGAGCAATATATTGAAGAATATACCAAGCCCTCAGGGAATTTGGGTAGCATAAGGAGTAAAATATGAGTGCTAGCACAACTGGAAAAAAACCTTTATTTAATCGTCGAAGGGATATTAAATTTTTTAATTCTCTTAATGATGAATTATTAAATAGAATTATACAAACACCAGTTACTGTATATAAAATTAGTACTGAAAGTGAAACCAATATTTATAATGAAGCAACGACAAAAACATATACAAAGGGATTACAAGTAGGTTGTTTGGTGACACACGACGAACAAGTAACTGATGCTTCTGATGGATTTGGGCCTGTTGTAACTCAAAATATAACTGTTGCCTTTCATCGTGAAATGATAGCCGCTCGTGGATTTTATCCTGAAGTTGGTGACATTATTGAATGGAATGAAGCTTATTATGAGATAAATGCGGTGGTTGAAAATCAATTGGTTGGTGGACAAATCTATAAGAATTTTTCCATTGTTGTTACTGCTAATATGACTCAACGTGATAAGCTCAACATTGAAAATGTGAGGGTAGGTACAAATGACCAAATAATATAATGGAGACGATGAATGGCTATTAACGAAACACCAGAAAGAAACAAACCTCTGGTTGATTCGCAATTAAGCGAGCAAGACCGAAAAACATATGCTAACGACCCTTCCAAGACGAATAGGGCTCATCAAATAAAACGTAGCGACGACGAATTTAAGAATATCGCTGTTAATATTCAGGATATTGATGAGGCTATTTTATTCTATTTTAATCAAGTCATTAAACCAAAGGTAATAGAAAATCAAGTTGAGGTCGACGTTCCAGTAATTTACGGTGACCCTGAAAGTTGGAAGGCTGTGCAACGTGATGGGTTTATGCGCGATAAAAAGGGATTATTACTTGTACCTGTTGTTATGGCTCGTAGGACATCGATTTCAAGAGATGATTCAGTTCCAGTTGATAAGGCTGATAGAAATTTAGTTCATCAATTCCCGATTAAATGGTCGACTAAGAATAGATATGATAGATTTTCATTATTAACAGGAGCGCCACGAAAAGAAACATATGAAGTATATAATGTAGTAGTTCCTGATTATGTGATTATAAATTATGATTGTGTTATATGGACGACATTTGTAACACAAATGAATAAAATAGTAGAACAAATTTATTATAGTGAAGGGCATTATTGGGGAGATAGAAAGAAATATAAATTTAGTACAAGGATAGATTCATTTGACCAAAACATAGAAGTAAATACTGAACTTGGTAGAATTGTAAGGTCAAATTTTACATTAAATGTTCGTGGGTTTTTGATTCCAGAAGTGGCTAATAATCAAATTACGACACAAAAGACTTTTACAAAACAACAAGTCGTACTTGGAATTGAAACTGAAGTTAGTATAAAGGATGTTAAATAATGGCTATTGATAATACACCAAAGAGGTCAAAACCTATACCAAGAACGCAACGAACGAAATATGATGGTACGCCTCGATTTAATCAAATTCCTAACAAAGATAATCGAGCGTTACAACGTCGTCGCGGCGACGATAATATGAGGAATTTCTCAATAGGTTTACAAGACATTGATGAAGCCATAATGTATTTTTTTCAACAAGTGATTAAACCAAGAGTACTTGAAAATGGTGTATTGATTGATGTACCTGTAATGTATGGAGACCCAGAGTTTTGGGCTCAAGTTCAAGCACGTGGATATGCTCGTGATAAGAAAGGACAAATTATTGCTCCTGCTGTAATGTTTAGACGTACAAATATGTCACGAGATGATACGATGCCTGTAGATAAGGCTGATAGAAATATTGTTCACGTATTGCCAAAGAAGTGGTCAAGTGAACATAATAAATATGACAGATTTTCATTAGTTCATAATATTCAGCCGACATATGAATTATATAGTATTGTTGTTCCTGATTATATTATATTGAATTATGAATGTTCGATATGGACATCATTTATAACTCAAATGAATAAGATTGTTGAAATATTACAATATTGGGAAGGTCAATATTGGGGAGATGAAAAACGATTTAAGTTAAAAGCCAAGATTGATTCTTTTGACCAAAATGTTGAAATATCGACTGAAAAAGGTCGAGTAGTTAGAAGTAATTTCACCTTAGAAATTCGTGGATTTTTAATTCCTGAAGTTGCTAATGACCAAATAACTACACAGAAAGCATATTCGAAACAACAAATAATTATAGATACGGAAACGGATGTAGACATTGTTTCACTTGCTAAAACTGACCCATTGGCTCAAAAGATTTTAGTAACGACAAGCAAACAACCAGCTGTTAAAGGTAATCAAACCGTAACTGATTTGATTAATCAAGCGGTGGCTAATTTACAATCGGAGATAAATTATTTGAGAAAACGTAGGGTTTATTCAACATTAACAACTCCAAGTGCTTCAATTGCTTCTGGAAGTGTTTCTGTTGTAACATATCCAAGTGTTTATACAGCAAGTGCTCCTTCATATGGTGGATTAACTGCGACAAGAGAAGATGATTTCTTGGTATTTGTCAATGGTCAGTATATGGAACATGATGCTTTTACGATAGTCCAAAGTGGAGATAATTTTATAATAAATGCGAATGCTGGTAGTTTGGGATATGAATTAGCTAATACTGATGAAATTGTTGTTTGGGGAATGTTTGAATGATTAGGTTAAAGAAAATATTAAAAGAAATTTCACAAGCATCAGAT